CCCGCTGCATAAGACGCATCTCCTAAAGATCCCAGTCCCTGGAGTCCCGCGTGTAAATAACCCCAACCACCTTGTCCAAGGTGTTCTGCCATGCTCGGCATCGGTTCACCAGAAAACGCCTCCTGCAATTCAACATCGCTGGTAGGAAAGCTTGCCATTTTACCGGCGGCATCTGTGATCCCCGCGCCTGGTGCGAATTGTGTGCCTATCCAGGCCGCTTGCGCTTTGGTAGGTGTCAGCTCCTCAATGGCGGCGCGCTGGGCCTCAGCCATCATCATGTCGCGCTCTATTTTGCGCTCCACTTGTTCAGCAAAGAAATCTTTTAATCTTTCTAGGGTCCCGTCATCTTTTATATCGGTCGTAACTGAACCGCCAGCTGCAAATCTCTTGCCAAATTCTATTCTGTACTCTGGGTCGCCTTGTGAACGGAACCGCGCACCAGCATTCACAAACGTATTCTCATTTGGCTGATACCTGTAATTAAGGTTGGCGCCAGATTCAGCGCCTAGTTTCGCATCGAACCCAAGTCTGCCGCTGGGGCCAAGAGGCATGGATTTTGAAAACCTGTATTCGGGTCCAGATTTTCTGAATCTGATATTGCCAATCAACGCATTTTTTAACGAATTGGGTATAGGCAAACCATCCAACATTCTTGGTAAAACAAAATTGGCGGCAACCTCATCTGCTGGCAGATTGTTTTTTATATCGTTTTGTATGCCTGGATCTAAGCCAGACAGGCTAAGTGCCTTGTCTATACCAAAATTTTTGATGGCATCCATCAATGGCATCCCTTGCAATAAGTTGTTTTGCAAGCTACCAAAAAAGTTTTCTTCCGATAACTTCAGATCGCCCAGGATGTTGGGTTCGTCTGGTGGTATTAAGTGTTCAATTCCGGCCATTATCATTAATGTAGTTAACTACATCTCCAACTGCGAGAAGTTTTTCTGCGTCTTCATCAGGAATATCTATTTCAAATTCATCTTCTAAAGCCATAACTAACTCTATAATCTCTAGTGAGTCTGTTCCCAAATCGTCCATAAAGGTTGCTTCATCTTTAAGCTGCTCTACTCTTAAACCTAATTCTTTTGCTATGACGCCTTTTATATCCATAATTATATTATTAAATGTTAGAGCTGTATTTGCAACGATACTCGCCCCAGTTGCGCTTTAATATCTCAAACCAATGGTCCAGGGAAACTACACAATTAAAATAGGGGTCTACCTCCCATTCGGGATTTATCGCGTACATTGGTAAACAAACCTGTATGGGCTTTCGGTTATACTTAAAAATCAACACGGGTATTTTTTCACCGGCGGCCTCGACGGTCTGCTTTAACCATTCCGGTTTATAAGCCCAGCCGTCTTTATAATGTTTGCACTCGACCGCGTGAAATGGGATATCAATATCGGTGAGGTCCGCAAGTTGATATTGGTCCAGGTTGCGTTTACAACTGAAGGGGATCCCTTCAGATTCAAAGAAATTATTAATCTCTTTTACGATGGCCCTTTCAAACGTAGCGCCTTTTGTGCGACTCAATGCTGACATGGAAAATTAGTATACCATCTAAGTGGCGCGAAACTAGGTGCGGGAATTACGGTACAGAATTTTGGTTATTCAGTGCGGTGAACTCGATTAAACCCACTTGGTCCTCGACGCTGACCAAATATGGGGTGTCGGGTCAAAAAAATGCCGCAAAATCTCAGAAAAAACCAGATCCAAGGGACCCCTATGCTCAAGCCCTTGCTGCACAAGGGTTTCAGAGGCATCAGGGTACAGTGCATAGCTGCACAAGATATTCTCCAGTGACCTGTCTGCACACTGCGGTCACTGAGGGCCGCATTAATGTGCGCCAGCTTTTTTGCGAAAAAGCCAGCAATATCAATGGCTTACGAGATTTTCTGAATTTTTCAGGATTTTCGGGGCTCGCGCCGGCTGGCGGGTCCAGAACGTGGTTAGGTTCTTTAGAAATCCTTCTCTGGTTTGTCCATGCTCTCAGCTCCCAAAAGCTTAGACAATCGCTCCTTGATATCTTCCTTCGTCATCGTCTCCAGGTTGGCATTGATATTAATGTTCTGGGATCTATTAACCGACAGGCCAGCGAGCTGATTCAGTTCTTTAATAGCCGAGACAGCTGCATTGAAATGTCCGTTAGCAAACGCAGTCTCGGTAATCTTCCATAACATTGTGCCGGTCTTCTGCGGAGTGATCGCATACTTCTCTGCCAGTTCGTCCTGGCGAATGCGCACCGCTTTGGTCACCTTGGGAAAGTTCTTGCCGTTGAGCATCTTGCTCGCTGAGTTGGCTGGAAACTCAAAGCCAGCCTTGCGAGCTGCTTCAGTCTGGCTGCACGCGCCCTCGGTATAATGCCAAACAAAGCCCGCTTGCATTGCAGTTAGTCCGTGCTCGTCATCCTTCTCGAAGGTATCGGGAACCGACACGAGCATAGGTTTTTCTTTCTTAGGTCTTCCCGCCATACTATCTGACGTTCTTGTACTTGATAAAACTTTTAAACACGGCTTTGCCTTCTTCCTTGGTATATAACCTCTCTTTATACTCCGACCTTTCGGCGCAGTTCATATCATACCACCGATTATAATTCCAATCGAAGGCCTCCTCCTCATCATAAACAAATTCATCCTCTCTCATTTTCTTCCTCCACAGGGGTCAGTGTACACCTACCCAACTTAGTAGGTGCATTAGGCCCCTATAAACGGTGTTTTTGTGTGTTATGTTGTTTATATAATATATTCCCATATATAATAGCTATACCCTACCTATAGTAGTAACCCCAGTAAACATAAGGCTTCAAGCACAGGTTATAGCAAAGTGTTAGGTAACAGTGAATCACAGCACGACTGCACAAATGTATGTTCCCAGCTTTATAGCCAGAGCTGGCACAAACCATTTCACCCTTAATGCAGTGTCTCAATTTCATCCTCCGCCACTATCACGTCCGTCAATTCACCCACGATTCGGCAGCCAAAGCTTTCACAAATCAGCTCGGCTTCTTCCGGTGTCTCCGCCACAATATTGGGCCCGCTGTAGTCCAGGCCATCCCAGGTAAATTCGGTCATATAGATCTTCCTGTTACTCATACTCACCGTCGACCCTCTTAAAGTGCACCCGCACAAAATACTTACGCACCAGCGAGACCACAGTGAACACCAGCGTTTGAAAAACGGCCGTCGTTACCACGCCAAAGTTCAACCAGGTGGTAAAGGACAGGACCGCTAGGGCAACCGGAAATGCCATAAAGAAGCCAACGCCTACGTCAGTGAGCGCTTCTCTCGCCGCAGCCCTGTCCAATACCTCAAGCATCCCAGCTTTTGTAATTGCCTGAGCTGCCGCCAACGTCTTCGCTCGGCGTGTCGTAATCCAGGTCATATAATTTCTTGCCATTGCTTCTCCTTGGTTCAATACCATTGTCAGCCAGCACCCTGTTCGCGTCTTTAAAGTCGGGCATCCGTGGGTTGGCTATACCTAAGTCGCGCAACAGCTTAGTCATCTGCACCGGTTTGGTTGACTTACTATCAAACCTAACGTGCTCCAAAATGAGATCCTCAACGCTTGACTGCGTGCGGTAGCCCTCATTCGATTCATCCAACATCTTCCGTTCATCGGGTGTTAGAAACCAATTCTTTTGTCCAGGCACATACAGCGTCTCTTTAACCTCAGCCCACAGCTGCTGCATATCAATGCCATGGTTGAAGTTAATCCGCTTCACCGGTATCACCCAGAATCTTCGATTGCCTGACGTATCGGTCAAAAATTCCCTGGCGTTAACACTGGCATAAAATGCGGTACGTCTTTGATAAGTAGTAGATGCTCGGTCGTAAGGTAGGCGCAGCTCATCATTTTTGCTGGTAACGAAAGCTTTCAGCTGATCAATGTCGGCCTTCTTAAAAGTAGATTCAATTTCCCCCAGCTCCACGATCCAGTGACTAACAGCACGCTTCACACTATCCTTATCGGTGGGGTTGAGCATGGCGCCTTCGAGTAACCAGCCATTGTCGTAATTAGCGAGCCGTTTAAACCATAAGGTCTTGCCCAATCCTTGAGCGCCCTGGAACACCAGGATGCCTTCAAGCGCTACACCGTGCTCCTCACAAGCTGCCGCACAACAGCTTATCAGCCACTTCTTCATTAGCATCTCTTTAAGATTCTCATTCTCTGGGCTGCCTATGGTGTCCAGAAATTCTTGCAGCCGGCTCTTGCCGTCCCACTTTCTTGACTCCATCCACTGCTTAACCGGATTCCACTCAACCGCGAGCACTTTCAAATAATCTCTTACCCTGGTGTGCGGGATGCCCATGTTGATAGCGCGATCCTCAATTTCAATCAGCGCGGCCTCTTCCTTCATGTCAGCGATAAACTTGGTGTTAGGTACATCAATCTCCATGCGTTTCTTGATGACGTTGTAGACCACCCCAATACCATTGACCGTGAGCACCCCTTGCACATTATCTTTAGTGTTGAGATATCTGCCGGTGCTGCCACGCACAAAATCATAATCAACGGGCACGTCTATAGATCTAAGGGTTGGGAGCAGTTCGCCTTTCAGGACCTCTGTTTGGTTTTTATGATCGTTGTAATCGCCCTTAGACTCAGGCATGAACACATCCGCCTGGCCTTTTAA